GCCACCAAGGTAAAGTCAGGATCGTCCCACGGAGACGACGGGGGCGGACCCTCCATCGCATCCCTCGCCTTCAAGCCTTTCGCCATCGCCGTAGCCACCGCGCCGTCAATCCGGAACCGCGACTTAGACTTGTCCAGCTTCCGGTTCCCCGCCGGGTCCGATACCGCCACCGCATTCGCAAAGCAGAAGGTCAGCACCGGATTCCCCGGATGCTTGAACTGGCGCTCCAGGATCGACACCTCGAGCGCGTCGATTGCCGGCGCCATGTCACGGAACCCCTGCCCCCACGGCACCAACCGCAGCGCGCCCGCCCGCGGCGGCTCCTTGCCCTCCACGTAGGCGTCAACCCCGATCGCCATCAGCTCCTTCAGCAGCCCNTCGATCCGCCAGCGGTCGTAGGCCAGCCCGACCACCTCGTAATCGGCGCTGATCTCCGCTATGCGCTGCGCGACATACCCGTAATCGATCGCCCGCCCCGGGGGTGCCTCGATGAAGCCTTCCTTCGCCCAGGTCGTGTATGGCGCCCGGTCCCGGTTCTCGTGGTCCTTCAGCAGGTCGCCCGGCTTCCAGAACCATGGCGCCACCCGGTCACCGTCCTCCGCGGACATCCCGACCAGGGCCGTCAGGTCCGTGGTGGCCGAAAGGTCCAACGCCAGATAGATCCGCTCGCCCAGCCGCAACGTCTCGTCGGCCTGGCACGCCATCCACTCGCTGCGCGGGACCAACGGCGACTGAGCGTCCACCCGCTGATTCAGGTACAAGTTGCGGAACGCTGCCTCGAATGACGGCATCCGCGCCGCCCGAGCCGCCTGTGCCCGCATGTCGTCCAAGGACCGAAAGTCGCCCAGTGCGGGGTTCGCCAGCTTCCAGGCGGTCTCGTCAAAGATGTCCTCTACGTCGTCCGGCACCGCGTAGAGGTGCGTCACCGTGGTCGGGTCGTCCGACCGAAGCCCGTCGTCGATCAGCTGCGACAGGATGTGCTGCGGGTCGTTCGACTGCGTGCTGATCGTGATGAACAGCGGCTCCTGCCGTGCGCCCATCGCCGTGTCGAGTACGTCGTAGAGTTCCCGGTTCTTTGCCTGCGCTAGTTCGTCGAAGATGACGACTGAGGGGTTGAGGCCGTGCTTGGTGCCAGCCTCCGCCGAGATGGCCCGGTAGACCGATCCGTTGCCGTAGCAGACGATCGTCTTGGTACTGTCGACCACCTTCAGCAGCGCCGACAGCTCCGGATCCGCTCGGACGATCTGCGCTGCAACCTTGAACACCTGCGCGGCCTGTTCGCGGTCGTTCGCCGCGGAATAGATCTCCCCGTTTTCGATCGCCTCCGGCCCGACCAGGTGCGCCAGCACCAGCGCCGCAATCAGGGCCGTCTTGCCGTTCTTCCGGGCGATCGACAGAACCGCACGGCGCACTAGGCGCCGCCCGTTCTTGTGCGGCCCGTAGATGTCGCGGATGAACCGCTTCTGCCACTCGCGAAGCCTGAAGGGGCCGCCCTGTCCCTCTCCGCTCGGAACCGTCAGGCATTCGATGAACCGGATTACCCTTTCCGGCCGCCCTGGATCGCTACCAGCCCCTCGAACTTGCTCTTTGGCGCGTCGTCCTGCTGCACGGCGAGACTTGACCGCGCCGCCGGGTCGAGCCCGAGCCGCGTGCCGAGCGTTGCCAGCAGTTGCGCCTGCTTGTTCTGAATGGATACCCATGGGTTCTGATACGGTGCTCCGCTCTCGCCGGCCGTGACCTCGCCCTGTTCGCGCACCGCCAGCACAGCGCGCCGATGCAGATCCGCCGCCTCGCAGTAGGCCGCCAGCAGTTCCCGGTCGCAGCCCGTGTAGAGCCGGGGAGGCATCGCCGCGACGATCCGGTCCCACACCTCTCGCGCGTAGTCGCTCAGATGGTCCGGCCGCGTCAGGTCGCCCGTCGGCTTCGGCGCGGCCCGGTTGACTCTCCGCTTGCCCGGATTGCCCTCAAGCTCTTTCAGATGCTGGGGCTTGGGCTGCGGCCCTCGCTTGCCCATCGCTCCCCCTATTCCGAAACCTGCGGCGGCTAAAGTTGAGGCACCCGCGCGGTCCTGGACACGATCGCACNAGACCCGCGACTACCCCCTCCCTCTAGCCATGCGGGCCGCGCATATCTCATGGTGCCCGCCATGGGTGGTCAGGATCGAGCGGCACGCCGTCCTTGTCGCATCCGCGGACCGCTACGTTGGCCTTGCCTCTGTTGAAGCCCGCAGTCGCAGCGGTCTTCCTGTCGTGGCAGGGCTTCGCCATGCTGCGTAGGTTGTCCCAATCGAAGAACAGCGCCACGTCGCCCTTGTGGTCCTTGATGTGGTCGACCACCGTTGCCGGCGTGATGCGCTTCAGTACCTTGCACTCGTCGCACTGGCACAGCGGATCGGTTGCCAGCTTCAGCGCCCGCAGTCTTTGCCAGCGTGCCGTCCTGTACAGCGCTCGGGCGGGATCGTTCCTGCGCCGCTGGTCCACCTCTCTCTTGCGCTGGTGTTCGGTGCGGTGGCCGGGTGCGCGATGCACTGGCGGTCTTAGCGGCATCCGCCCTCACTTCCCCCGCAGCTTGCGCCACACCTTCCGCGCCAGCAGGTAGGGCGACAGGAGGATGAGCCAGAGGGTGAGCTTCCAGTCGGCGCCGTCCATGTCTCTCTCCTAGGCGTCAGCTCGCGCGCATCATGTGCGGGCACGCCGCGTTTCCGCAGGACGCGCCCGGCTCACAGCCGCAGACGGGCAGCGGATCTGTCGGCCACGTCACAAGCCCGAGCTTGTCTGGAACGATGCCCAGGCGGCGCTCGATCTCGTCCAGCCGCTGCTCGATCCAGTCCAGCCTGTCCATGGCTCTCTCCGTGCAGCTCTCGCCCCACGCGGAAGTACGACTCCCATTGGCTCGCTCGTTGCCGTAGATTTTGTGCGGGGACACGCAACCTACGGTGAGAGGGCCAATGGAAGGGCAGTATCAGCTCGAGTTGCTAGATCATACGTATGGCGGCCAGATCATCCGCCAACGAGCCAGCGACGGATACGTCAACGCCACCGCCATGTGCAAAGCGTGCGGCAAGGAATGGCGTCGATACATCCGCAACGAGGACACCCAGCAGTTTCTTGAGGCGCTTGCTTCGGCGACCGGCAAACGGTCGTCGGATTTGGTCCTAACGCGAACCGGCGGGGATTACCAAACTCAGGGGACCTGGGTTCACCCACAGGTCGCCATCCATCTCGCTCAGTGGCTCTCGAAAGACTTCGCGGTAAAGGTTACCGAGTGGGTCTTCAATTGGATGTCCGGCCTCGGGTCGCCAGCCTCGACCCGTCGAGGGTACACCCCAGATTTCGTCGACCGCTATCACTTGAACCAGAAACAGGTGCCGGCCGGCTATTTCTCCGTCATCAGCGAACTGTTCGTCGTCGCCTATGCACTGATCGAGCGTGAAGGCTACGTGCTCCCAGAGAAAGGTGCCCACGGTCGAACCGTTAGCCCAGACATCAGCGTCGGACGGCTGTTCTCCGGCTGGCTTAGCGACAATTACCCGAAGCTCGCCACAGCCCACATCGAGTACACACACCTCTTCGTGGACGGACGCCAGATCCCAGGTGTTCGCGCTTACCCGAACTCGATGCTCGGCATCTTCCGCGATTATGTCATCAACGTCTGGATGCGCGAGCATGCCGCAAAGTACTTTGCCCGCGTCGATCCCCCCGCCGTCACCTTCGTCGAAAAGGTTGTTGCCGCTCTGCCCCCGCCAGACGCTTACCCGGCACTACCAGAACCGTCCATCTAAGCTCTCGCCCCACGCGCTGGCCCGGCCGGGAGGCTAGGGCTTCGGGGTGTGCGCGCCGGGAGCGGTGGGGCGAAACGAGAAAACCCGCCACGGATCTCTCCGGGCGGGCTCTTGTGTCTCTGTTCAGGCACACTACCTCAGCCTGAATTTCCCAACACACTACCCCATCATCTAGCTGTCCGCAAGCACAAATTGCGGCGCATGTTGTGTCAGGCCGCCTGCCGGCGCCGGGTGATGCCGAAGACGATGGCGGCCGCATCGAGCGCCCCACGCAGCGCCGCCCAGCCGGTCGTCCATTCGCCCGCCACCAGTCGCGGCGGGATCATGTCATCGGCGCAGACGGTCTCCAACAGGCTCCAGGCAAGCGCGTGCGCGGGCGCGTCACGCACAGCAGCGCGAAGCCGCTCCATCGTCTTGGTGAGCCGGTCCCAGCGCTCATCCGGCGTCTCCATACCGGCCTCGTAGAGCGCAGCCAGCTCGTCCTTCGTGAGCGGCAGGGCATCGGCGTCCGGCGCCGTGGCGACGGGCAGACCGATTGCCTGGGGGTGCCTGGAGGGGCAGTCAGCCAGCCGGGCCCATGCCGTCCAGACCCGGGCAACAGCCATCCCCGCTTCGTGCTGCTCGTCGGTGATCAGTCCGGCCACGTGCAACTGCCCGAGAGCTGATCCGAGCCGGGAATCCCGCATCCACCGTGTCGAATGCCTGTCCATGTCCTTCAGCGCCCCTCTGCGCCGCTGCTCGATCTCGATCGGCACCAGCGGATCCCTCTGCCGCTGATGCCGCACGATGTCACCGCTCCTGTACCGCGCTCCGGTGCTGCGCTTCCTTCCTCGACGTGCCATGGCCCTACCCTGCTGCCTGTCGTATCTCGCTCGCCGCCTTCGCCCGCGCACACTCCGCGCACTCAGGATGCAGCCTGAGCAGGTAGGCGTAGTCCTCTGGATCGATGGCGTTCATGCAGACACGGCCCTGATGCAGCCAGGACGTGCCGGGCTGGCCGGGGATGCTCGGCAAGGGCTCGGCAGAGGTCTTGAAGCAGGCGGGGCGCGTCATGCCGCCTCCTGAGGACGCTGGTTCATCGCCCCTTCCGCCTCGAGGATGGCGCGGCCGATGAGTTCGGGGATGATTGGGATGATCGTGTTCCCGAGGGCGCGAGTTCGGTCCACCCGATCGGGTACATCATCATCCACTCCAAGAAGCGCGGGTTCGTCTGGCCAGATCGATTGTCCGCCATCTTCGCCAGCGTCTCGTTGAGCGGCCTTGAGTTCTTCCCATGCGTCTCTTCCGAGGCCTTCCCGGAACGCCAGTCGCGCGCCGTAGGGGTCGGCAGCGTTCCGGCGTGCCTCGTCTCGTATCCACGCAAAACTGTCAGGAGGTCGCCACGTGCGCCCCTGTCCGCATCCGAGGCCCGGGGCGTCGGTAGAACACCCATCTCCCGCGCCTTCTTGCGCGCCCACGTCCCGCCGTCGAAGGCACTGATTCCGCCCTGCCTGTTGCTCTGCGCAACCGGCGTCGGAAGCATGGGCAACGATGTAGACCCGATCCCGCTCGTGAGGGGCGCCGAAGGTTTCCGCCGGTACGCAATCCCATTCCGCGTCAAACCCGCTCTCGGCCAGGTCCCCGAGAACGGTGTCCATCCCGTCACCAAGCAGAGCTGCCACGTTCTCCACGATTGCGTGCTTCGGTCGTACCACGCGAAGGGCTCGCACCAGTTCCCGGTAGAGTCCTGAACGGGCTCCGGACAGACCGGCGCGCTTGCCGGCAAGAGACACGTCCTGACAGGGGAAGCCTCCGACGATGACGTCTGCGCTTCCGGGTTCGAACTCCACTCGCTCAACGTCTCCAAGGTTGGGCACCTCCGGCCAATGCTTCGCCAGCACTCGCTGGCAGAAAGGTTCGATCTCGCAGAACGCGACGGTCTGGAATCCGCCCGTGCGCTCCAAGCCCAGGCTGAAGCCGCCGATCCCGCTGAACAGGTCGAGGACGCGCAGCTTGCTCATGCTGCCTCCGCGGGCTTGTATCCCTGCATCTGGCAGTATGAGAGCGCCCGGCCCATCGTGGAGAAGCCGGCGAGATAGGTGCCGTCTGCTGAGACCACCTGCACGGTGATCGGTGATCCAGACAGGCGCTCGCGGATGAGACGGACGAGGGTCA